GCTCGTCTGCTGGAAGTGCACTTCATTAATGCTGTACGGCTGTCCCACATTCTCAAAAGTCTTTTTGAACAGATCAAAAATTTCATCTGGATGAAGCTCTTTATGAAGGTGATCGGAAACACCCTTGGCTGCGTAACCCATTGCCTCACGCATTTTGGGCGGAAGGTTCAGACCGTATTTTGTTTCCAGAATGTAGCCTACGCCGCCTTTACCAGACTGGCTGTTGATACGGATAACATCTGCATCATAATTACGTCCAACATCCGTGGGATCAATTGGCAGATACGGAACTGTCCAGCGGTTCGGATCTTTTTCCTCGATCCAGCGCATACCTTTGGCAATTGCATCCTGATGGGAACCAGAAAATGCTGCAAAAACAAGTGCACCACTGTATGGACTTCTCTCTCCAACTGTCATTCCCGTGCAACGCTCATATACTTCACAGATGTGAGGCATGTCGGAGAAGTCAAGCTTCGGATCTACTCCCTGGGAATACATGTTCATTCCAAGTGTTACAATATCAACATTACCAGTACGCTCTCCGTTTCCAAAAAGAGTTCCCTCGATGCGGTCTGCTCCGGCAAGAATTCCCATTTCAGAATCTGCCACACCACAACCTCTGTCATTGTGAGGATGTAAGGAAACGATTACATTTTCACGGCGAAGCATATGTTTGCACATATATTCAACCTGACTCGCATATACATGCGGCATGGAATGCTCCACTGTTACCGGAAGGTTGATGATACATTTGTTGTCCGGAGTCGGCTGCCATACATCGATAACCGCATTGCAGACCTCAAGGGCATATTCCGGCTCAGTTCCTGTAAAGCTCTCCGGACTATACTCAAACTGGAAGTTTCCTTCTGTCTGTTCAGCCAGTTCTTTTAATAATTTCGCACCTTCTACGGCAATCTTTAAAATCTCTTCTTTGGATTTCTTGAATACCTGTTCACGCTGTGCAACAGATGTGGAATTGTATACGTGAACAATAGCTTTGGGCGCACCTTTTACGGCTTCAAAGGTTTTACGGATAATATGCTCCCTTGCCTGTGTCAGTACCTGGATCGTAACATCTTCAGGAATCAGTTTGCGATCGATCAGGGTACGAAGGAACGTATACTCTGTCTCGGAAGCAGCTGGAAATCCTACTTCAATCTCTTTAAACCCAATCTGTACAAGAAGTTTGAAAAACTCAACCTTCTGTTCCAGGCTCATTGGGATGACAAGTGCCTGATTTCCGTCACGAAGGTCTACAGAACACCATGCAGGTGCCTTATCAATATAGTCCTTTTTTGCCCAGTCCATACAGGTTTCTGGTGGAAGATAATACTGTTTTTTGTATTTGCTTACATTCATCATTTTTTATTCCTCCATATTGTAAATTTAATTTTTCTCTTTTCTGTGACGGAAGGATTCTTTGTCTGCTGGGTCAGAGCTCAGTCTGATAAAGCAGCTTTATGTGGTATTAAATTCCAATGGAATTACTATCACATAAAAAAAGTCCTCCAGCTCTGCACACATACAGGTGCAAGAGACGGAAGACATACATCTTACGCGGTACCACTCTTATTTCATGAATAGAATCCATACACTTATCGGATACGGGATTACTCCTTATATCCTTTCCCTGTAACGGTGGAATCCGGCTGTGTCTACTCTCGCTTCTTCTAATCATTCGAAGTAATTTCAGACAGCTGCTCCAAGGCGAGTTCTACAGTTTCCTTCCGTCATCTCACACCACCCGATGACTCTCTGCGCTCCGGTACCTGTGTACTACTCCTTATCAAAGCATTTCTCTTATATGTTCTTTGTGGTTATTACCTTAACATTTTTCAAGTCACTTGTCAATGACTAATCGGGGCAACAGGATTTGAACCTGCGACCTCACGGCTCGCGTTTTAATCCGTAAACCCTTGATTTTAAAGGCTTTCCAGACTTGAGGTAATCAAAGGTAACCAAAAAGGTAATCAGAACCTATGTTCTTATTCATCCAATCCTTTGCACTTTTGACACAATTTTATTTTTTTCTTCCAAAGAGCTAACATCAAATGTATAATATTTTTCATTAACTTCTTCGGTATGCCCGAGTAGCGATGCAGCAACAGTGGCAGATACTCCATTGCACCTTAGTTTAGAATTTATTGTTCTTCTAAATGCATGAATTCCTCTTTCTTCTATTCCTTCCTGCCTGCATTTGTTTTTTAAGCATGACGATATTACAGGAGCATGAACCCTTCCATTTTCGTTTGAAAACAACCATTCACTAATATACCCATTGCTGATTTCTGCTGATTTTAATTTCATTAAAAGTTTTCGAATTTCGCCAGTCATAGGAAACCATCTGTTCATTTGATTTTTTGTTTTTCCTATATAGTATTCTTTTGTATTTCTATTGTATTTTTCTGATTTATTAATAGATATATAATTTTCATTTATATCTTCCCATTTTAAAGCCGAAATTTCTCCAACTCTCATCCCTGTGAGACTTGCAAAATATACTGCGTATGAGGGAATGTATTCTGGCTGTTCATCAAAATCCTTTTTGCAGCGATTAATAATTAGTTTAAGTTCATGGTCTGATATTGTATTATGACTTGAAGGCTTTTCTATCTCCGTGCAGTATTTATAAAATATTTTAGGTGAAAGAAATTCCATAGGATCATAATTCAATAAATGTTGTGACCTTGCACTATCTATTGTGTTTTTGATATATCCAAACAAAGTTTTACACGCTTTTTTGCAAAGTTTTTGATCTTTTACAGTTCTGACAATGAATACCTTTATATCTTCTTCTGTCATTTTCTCAATTTCTTTTTCCGTAAATTCTTTTTTTTCAAAATAACGTGTTCTATCTGTAGAATACTTATACAAAGTGTTATCCGTCACAAATTCTTTTTGAATTTCTATCCAATGCTCGTAAACATCCATAAATGTTTTAGGTTTTTCTGTTTTTTCTTTCTCGAAAGCAATAATATAATCTTCAATTCCCTTTCGGCTACTTCTTTTCACTAGCTTTCTAGAATTTTTTTCTGTATAAATATAAGTATACCAATTATTGTTTTTTCCCTGCCATATTTTATATTTTTTTAATATTTCTTCATTTTTCTTCATTTGTATTTCTTCAAGTACATGTGCAGGATTTATAATACCATTCTCAATAGCATATTTCAATATTTCATCCATAAAATTTAGGAGGAACCGGGAATTCCTTTTGCCGGCCGGCGGTTCCTGTTCCTCCTTTCTATTGATAGCCTGTTTTTTTGATTTTAAGCGCTTATTTTGTTTTAACCATAACAATATTCACGAATATCATAAAAATTAATTTTAGCCGTTTTGGTCAAAACAATTATCATATTTCACAACAAATCAAATATATTGACCTGTCCATCAATCTGAGATTCTTCCAGATTGTAAAATTTGCAAGCTATATAATCTGGGTTCCAATCAATTTCCAGTTCGTATTGTAAACACCGCGGATGCTTATCACCATAGAAGAATCTGCAATCGGAACAGATATACTGATAAGCTGTACCGCCAGACCGCTTATACATTTCGCTAATCTTCCTCATAAAATCACTCGCTTTACTCTTGATTTTCCTCTCGATTTTTTCTTGAAGATACCAGTTTTAACACAATCCCTCGGATCACATCCTCTGCTATGTTCTTCGATCAAGATATAATCACAGGTTGCATTTGTACTCCATGCATTTTCGCTCTTGCTGTAATAGTCGCATTTTGAGCATTGTCTCCGCTTTAAGCCTATAATTTCAGTGCTTTTTAATTCTCTCCATGGTTTTCTATCTGGCAATTTTCCGCACCTCCCAATCTGGCAGTATCTATAATTTTTAAAAGGTCTGGACTTAGTTTTCTTCGTTCTTGTTCTCTTTGCACTTCTGCCCGGTATGTCCTTTGGAAATTTGATTGAACCACACTCCACCATGTACCATCCACATTTTCAGATACCGCCCATTCTCTAAGTTGTGCCGGGCTTGATACTGCTTTCTGAATGATTTTTGGAAGCTTATCAAACTCTGCTTCTGCATTATATGTAGAGTTCTGAATAGCTTTGCATACCTTTTCCCATGCTTCTGTTTCGTTCAACTCTTCCTTCTGCGGCGCAATGTTTTGTGCGCATTGCCTTAATGCGGCTATTGATGGCTCTTTCCATTCAGTCTGCATATATTTCTTTAATCCAAAACTTAAAAGCTTGTAATCTAGGTCTTTCAAAAGTCCATACCAAGTATCAAAAGCATATTGATCTGGCAGAAATGATGGAGAAGTGTACACAGCTTTCATTGCTTTTACGAGTACCGCCCATTCTTCTCTTGTCATACCCAATTATCCACCTCGCTTACCCTGTTTTGAATTTTCTCCATGTAGCTGCACGGTCTATTCGTAGACTTGTCTGCGTATTGCCCTTCAAATACTTTTGCGAAATTTCCAGGCTTTAAGAACCAGTCAAACGTAACCATCCAGCCATTTTTATTTTGCCCTTGTAGGAATGTGCTGCGTCGAATATTTTCAATCGCTTCCAGAATATCTTCAACACAGTTCTGACGGATTCTAGCTTTTACTGCCTGTTCTCGTTTTGGTGTCATTCTTTTTACAGGAGTAATACCGAATTCTTCCAGAGTATTCCATTCATCAATGGTTCGTTGGACGTCAGTCTGACGAATAGTATCTTTAGATACTATTAAATCATTTATATCTTTTTCTTTATCTTTATCTAATTCTGTATCTAAATCTAATTCTAAATCTTTATCTTTATTCTTATTCTGTTCCGTTACAGTAATGTTACTGTAACGTTTCTGTAACGTTACATCGTCTTTCTTGCAAAGCAATGCGGCCTTATTTTTTTGACGTTCACGATATTCTGCGACCCTTTTTCTGTTTTGATCTCGTATTTTCTCCAATTCGTCTGCACTTTGATGCTCTTCCCAGCCGGGAATAGAAAGTAATTCAGAATCTCTGGTAATCATCCCGAACTTTTCCAGAACTGTTAGTGCTAATTGAATAATGCTTTCCTCAAAATCCAATTCATCTGCAAGCATTTTTGTTGTGTATGGAATATTTTCAGTGAGGAAAATAATTCCGTTTGAATTGCATCTGCCAGCCATTGTCAAAAGCATTACCCAAATAAGAACAATATTGTTTCCCTCTGGCATTTTCCTTATTTGCTTAATTTTTCGGTTACTAAACATTTCAATCTCTATTTTAATCCAGCTTACTTTAGCCATTAATGTAATTGCCTCCTCCAATTCCTGGATTTTTCAAAAGTGTTTATCTCAATTCAACTTCAATTCCATTGATTTTCAGCTCTCCATTTACCGGAATTACAAGAGATGGAACGCCGTTTATTTCTTTCAATTCAATCAGAGCAATTTTATCC